GCCGATTACAACGACTGTTTTCAACAGATGTTATCATTAGAAATGTGGGTGGTAATGAATTAAAAGTAATGGATGTGGATTCTATCCAACAATCCGGTGATATAGCTACTAATTCATTAATGGATAGATACAATCGTCTCTATTCCCCATCTTCTACTTCACTTTTAGGTTCCCAGATCAATATTAACTGGCAATACCTAAGAACTATGGTCTATTCAGACTATGATAACATGGATTATGACGCTATTGTTGCTTCTGCTCTTGATATTATTGCTGATGAAAGTACATTAAAAAATGATATGGGAGAAGTACTTCGTATTAAATCAAATAACGAAGATGTACAACAAATCCTTTATAATTTATTTTATGATGTTTTAAACATTGAATTTAATTTATGGTCTTGGATTCGCCAAATGTGTAAATATGGTGATTTTTTCCTTAAAATGGAAATTGCTGAAAAATATGGTGTTTATAATGTTATTCCTTATACAGCGTACCACATTGAAAGACAAGAAAATTATGATAAAGAACACCCAAATTCAGTAAGATTTAGATATTCCCCTGAAGGTATTTACGCTGGTGGTTCAGGTTATTATGGTACTCCTACTTTAGGTTCTTTTAACGATAATCAACCTGGTATTTATTTTGATAATTACGAAATGGCTCATTTTAGATTATTAACTGATGTTAATTATCTTCCTTATGGCCGTTCATATTTGGAACCAGCTCGTCGTATTTTTAAACAATATTCATTAATGGAAGATGCGATGTTAATTCATAGAATTTCCCGCAGCCCAGACCGTCGTATTTTTTATATTAACGTTGGTTCTATTCCTCCAAATGAAGTAGAAAACTTTATGCAGAAAACCATCAGTACTATGAAACGTACCCCATTGATGGATAGCCAAACCGGTGAATATAATCTTAAATACAACATGCAAAACCTATTGGAAGATTTTTATATTCCAATTCGTGGAAATGATACATCTACTAAAATTGAAACTACTCCTGGTTTACAATATGATGGTATTCAAGATGTTACTTATTTACGTGATAAATTATTTGCAGCCCTTAAAGTACCTAAAGCATTTATGGGTTACGAAAAAGATTTAACAGGTAAAGCAACATTGGCCGCTGAAGATATTCGTTTTGCTCGCACAGTAGACCGTATACAACGCATTGTCTTATCAGAATTATATAAGATCGCATTGGTTCACTTATATTCGCAAGGTTACACCGGAGAAGAATTAACTAATTTTGAATTAGATTTAACAGGTCCATCAATTATATATGAGCAAGAAAAAATTGCTTTAATGACCCAAAAAGTAGATCTAGCTCAAAAGATTATAGAAACTAAATTATTACCTACGGATTGGATTTATGATTACATATTTAATTTTAGCCAAGATCAATATGATGAGTATAGAGATTTATTAGCTGAAGACCAAAAACGTGCCTTTAGATATCAACAATTAATGGAAGAAGGTAATGATCCTAAAGTAACAGGTCGTTCATATGGAACACCACATGATTTAGCTTCATTGTATGGTAAAGGAAGAATGTATAATGAACCAGATAATGTACCTGTAGGATACGGAGATGATTTAGAATTAGGACGTCCTGAAGAAAAATCAACTTCCCGTAACACCCAAGATGATAATTTTAGTAAAGATAGATTAGGTGCTAAAGGAATGAAAAATGACGACAATGAATCGGATTCAATCCGCCCTCAATATAAAGGTGATTCACCACTAGCATTAGAAGCAAAACAAGTTTATCTTAAAAATAAAACATTAATTGAAAGCGTTGTTAAAAAAATTGCATTCAATGAAGATAAGCCGAAAGATTCACTGTTAGATGAAAGTCAAATAAGAGAATAAAAATCTTTATATATTTATAATAAAACCTATAGGGATGAATATAAAACATTCTAAGTATAAGAATACTGGGATTCTATTTGAACTTTTGGTAAGACAGATTACCTCGGATACTCTGTCAGGAAAAGATTCAAAAGCCACAAATATTCTTAAAAAATATTTTGTTAAAACAGAATTAGGAAGAGAATACAAATTGTATGAAACTCTATCTAAACATAAAAACCTCACAGAAGGCAAAGCAGAAGTTGTAATTAATTCAGTTATTGAATCGTCTAAAAACCTAAATAGAGGTACATTAAAAAGACAAAAATATAACTTAATTAAAGAAATTTCAAATTATTATAATTTAGAAGAATTTTTTAAAACTAAATTACCTAATTATAAAACACATGCTGCTTTATACACATTAGTTGAAATCTATAATAGTGAAAATCTTTCTAATCCTGATCAAATTATTTTTAATAAAATTGCTATTTTAGAAAGTTTAACAACTAAGCAAGTTGATAAGAAAAAAGTAGAAGATGACTTAATGACAGAATTCCAATCCTATGATAAGGATTTAAGAATTTTAACATATAAAGTAATGTTAGAAAAATTCAACGGTAAATATGCTTCGTTGAATGATAATCAAAAAGAAGTTTTAAAAGAATTTATTAATTCTGTTGATTCAACTCCAAAATTAAAAGAATTTTACAATTCTAAAATTTACCAAATTAAAGAAGAATTAACTAAAGTAACCTCTAAAGTAAAAGATAAAGCTATTCAGATTAAATTAAATGAGGTTAGCAATATGTTATCACCTTTAGGAAAAACAGCACCTGTAGGGGATGATGAATTGATTAATTTATTACAATATTTTTCATTATTAGAAGAACTTACTAAATCAAATGGGTAAATTTAAATACAAATTAAAGGAATTAGAAGTTGGTGACGTAGAGTACAATAAAGGTACAAAATCTACTGTTACCGATATTGATCCTGAAACTGGTAGGATTACTTGGGATATTGAGGATACCCCAGATTTTACTTCTGTATTTAGAAATTTAAAAAAATCCAAAGAATTTTTAGATTCTTTAGTTAGAAATAAAGCAGTTCGTTCAGATTCTACAATGTTAAAACTTCAACAAGAATTAACTAAAACATTCAATGAATTACGCACTCATGTAAGAAAAAATTATCCTGAAGAATATGCTCGAATAAAAATGATAGCAGAAGATAATACTATATCTTCTAATTCAGGATTTATTTCCGGTGGTGAAGGTGAAAACCATACAGGTCCTTCTCCTCGTAAATCTACATATGGTGCTTACTCACAGGTAGGATATAAAAAAGTAAATGAAGGTCCTGGAGCTACATTAGGTCCTGGCCCCTCAGCAGGTCCTGAAGGTGTAAAAGATAATGTTTATGTTAAAGATTTTAAATTTAAATTAGTTAATCAAAAAGCATTAAATAAAAAAGCCAAAGGAATTGAAGTTAAACAATTATGGGAATCAACAGATGTTGAAGATTTTCTTAATGGTTTAAATATTACCGATCCTGATAGAAGAAAATTTATTACTAGTAGATTAGAAGGATTTGATACTTTAGAAGAAAAATTAAATGCTTTAATTCCTCTATTACAAGCTGCAAAACACGATACTATGGATTATTATAGAGCAAATCCAAAATCTTATGCTGTAGTGTATGGAACTGATTTAGCAAACGATTACTTAAACGATTTAATAGACTTATTTAAAAAACAATAACATGGCAAATATACCTTCAAATTCATCCGCTGTTAAAGCTACTGCTAGTATTACTGGTTCATATGCTGGTTTTACAGTATCTAATGCTGCTGTAACATTCTCAGCATTAATAGATGGTCAAGGAAATAATTTAGGATCAATTACGTTTCCAGCAGGAGTAACAGTTCCCTTAACTGTAACTAGTGCTTCTTTTACAGGTGGACCAGTAATTTTCTACTCTTAATATTTATAACAAATGAAAACATTACAACAAGAATATCAACTTATAAAAGAAGGAAAAGGTAATAAAGACCATTTTCTTAAAATGGCTAGAAATATGTTTCCTGAATATATTGCTCATGGAAATGATTTTAATGCAGCTGTTTCTATTCTAAAAAGCAAAAGTCTCTTAAGTGAATCAGTAGGTGGTGTTGTTACTCAATCTAAATCTCAACCTAATTGGTTTAAAATTTTTAGTGAAAAAATTGAAGAAGCAGTAGGTGTTAAAGATAAAAAAGAATACGGTGATCAGAATACATTTGAAAAACCAGCACCTGAAGTAGCAAAAGATTTAGCTAATCAATTCGATAATAAAGATCCTAAAAATATTGATAACCTTTACGGTCAATCATTCCTATTAGGTTATTTAACTGAAATGGGTGATCCTAAAAATGCTAAAAAAACTGTTGATGAATTAAAAGCTATTGTTGCTAAAAACATGGCTAAAGACATTAATTATTACCATACAAATGCTTCATTTGGTATTAAAGGAATTGGATATACTAAAGAATCAGTTGGAATGGGTGAACCAAAAGCACCTAAAGGTAAATATAAATCAAGTGGCTACGGCGATTTAGATAAAAAATAAATCATGAAACAAGTATTAATTGAAACCATCCCGTTTTCAGTTGCTCCCATACAACTAATTGAAGGTTTAAAAGCACCTTCTGGTAATCCTTTAGTTGAAGGAATACTTGCTACTGCTGAAGTTAAAAACGGGAATGGAAGATATTACCCAAAAGAATTATGGGAAAGAGAAATTGCTAAATATCAAGATGTTGTTAAAGAAAATAGAGCAACAGGTGAATTAGATCATCCCGAATCTTCAATTATTAACCTTAAAAATGTATCTCATATTTTTCCC